ATGGTTTATTACATACTACTAGTTACTTATACCATTATCTACGCCGTTATTTAACGTCGTAGGTCCCCATAGGGGAATGGCTTATTATCTATAGCTAGATCCCTGAGATGATGGTACCATTGTCCGGGGCTGGAGAACATTTTTCGGTTTACTTTGCTACCAATACCTAAGTCACTATTAAACGGAGATTCCCATAGGAAGTTGTAGTAGTAGTCCAGGCCCCTCAGATTATTATCTATAAATCTAACGGGCATCTTATTACCCCCATAACACATACTACAAGAGTCATATGCGTTGGTAAATGGCATTAGAAAAATACCCCTATCACGGTCCATAGTTGTAATAAGTCTGTCCTGTGGTAGCTTATTAACCGGCATATTTGTTACAGTATAGAATGCTCCATTATGGACCCAGTCACTTCTTTCTCTTCTAAGTTTATGGCTGACGATAATATTAGGAACTACTATGTCATACCTTTCCATTCTACTCCCATCAGAGAATTGGAAGGGTTTAACCCCTTCTTTATAATAACAAGAGATATCTAACTCAGTGGGCCCCACTGCCAAGTAGGATACACTACAGGGTAGAGACATGGCTAGCTTAGTTTCTTCGGAAAGGGTATTAGTAGCCCTAAGGACTGAACTAATAAAGTCCTCATATGAGATAGTTTTATTAATACCACCCACGCCTTTAATTATGACTGCATCGTCCATCAGTGTTACTTCTTGCCCATTCACCCTCACCTGGGTCAACAGTGTTTCTTCTAAGTCAGATAGAGCCTTACTAGCTACAAGCGCGGCCTCTACTACTTCTGGGGTATCCTGAGACCCCTCAATAACTATACCTTCACTCATACGAAATCTCCTGATGTTAGGTTAGAATAGTGCTTAGCTTTCCTCACTGAGCCAATAACATTGTTTACTACATTTCTCAAGTGCAAGCCACCGTTGTGCTCTACCCCGAATATGGTAGTGATGTTTTTAACACAGGAAATTACATCTTCTCTGGTGGATATATCTTTTATCAGGTATGACTCTTTAATTGCTTCAACTACATCATCAGTTATACTGGTAGCCCTATTTAAACTTAACGCTATACTAGATAATATAGGCGCTTGCATTATAATTTCCTTTCCTACTTAATGTTCTAATAACTTTGGATATATCATCCAAGAATGTAAATAAGTTGAATGAGGAGCACTCTGGATACCTACTATAGGTATCTGGAGAAATACCAAAAGAGCCAAACCCATATGATACTGGGATATCGCCGTCTGCCATATCACCTACATACCAACTACCTAATTCTACTTTAATATTCATAAAAAATAGTACAGACATAAGTCGGGAACCCTCTCTAGGTAATCCCGCTATTGATTCAGCTCTAACCTTTAAAAAAAGCTTAATAGGACACCCATTCCTAGCGGCCTTATAATTAAGATATGCCAAGTATCTTCGTATTGTCTTTGAATCAAAATCTGCTCCTGAGGATTCCAGATGAGAACATATAATATCGTTACTAACATATAAGCGGCTCTTACTATTAGGATTAGGCTTCAGTCCTACATCGTCCACGTCCACCAGCCCCTCCATGTTAACAAGAATCCTGGTAGTTATTAATGGTACTGTTAAACTCAGTCCACTATTAGCCATCTCCACTTCATCCTTCTCCATGAAATCCATATAGGGGACTTTTTTAGCCACCTGATTATATAAAGAGGTATAAATTTTTTTAAAAAACTTCCTGGAGGTAGAAGAGGTAACCCTTAAATCTGCCACCACAGTGGATGATTTTGGAATAATACCATATTCTTTACTTTTAGCCGTAGTGAACTCCAGGAGCTTATTAATCCTTTCTCTACGGTAATTTACTATTAACCTAGATAGTGACGGTATACTGTTTTTTAGAAAAACCTTTACTTCTGCCATAATATAAACCTCCTCTTACTAAAAAAAACGGGTCCAGCTGGACCCGAACCCGTTTCTCCACCAGGGTTAAAGATTAACCCTTAGTACCAGTTTTGGGACGGAAGGTGATAACGCGAACTTGGCCAATGCCTTCACGTGTCACGATCTCCTCCGAAGCCTGATAGCCAGACAGACCGGGGATTTGGCTGGAATATGCAGCCACAACTTGGGAGACACTCAATGAACCAGGTACCTGGTACTCAGTGTCAGTTGCGGTAATTACGATGTTTGTTTGGACGATCTCTGCCATTTTGGTTCCTTCTTCGTTAACGATTTAAAAAGTATGAGCTAAAGGGAAATGCTACTAGCCGGCTAATAACTATGCTTTTCCCGCTCAGTGTTGTTATACCAAGTAGTTGGAGAATATTGAAAGTTACGTTAATATAAGTGTATATATATATTATGGAGTATTAAAGATGAAGAGGGTTAGCATGTTTTTTAGCCTTGAGTTGATTGAGAGGCTGCGCATAGCCAAGGAGAGGACCGGCGTACCATTCGCTGAGTTCATAAGAAGAGCCGTGGTTAGAGCGTTGGATGAAGCAGGGTTGTGACGTGAGTAAGGTTTGTACTAAGTGTGAGGTTGAGAAAGATATAACCACTTTTTGCCCAATAAATTACAACCATGAGTAATCTGTCTAGCCTTATAAAATTAAAACCCTCCGAGATAGCCCGCGCCCTACTACAGGTACGAGGTAAACCACTTAATATGAAAGACTATCTCCCTATGGAGCTAATCTACGATATAGCCCCACCACAGCTGGTTTTACGCGCTTCAAGACAGATTGGGAAGTCCCTGGGGCTAGGTGCAACAATCATCGCTCAGTCTGTGATTAGACCATTCTTTACCACTATGTTTATATCTCCATTGAGTGGTCAGACTAGTAGATTTTCTTCGGCATACCTAGATCCATTTTTAGCCAGCCCTGTTCTAAAAAAACATTTCATGGATACGTCCTCAAAAAAGAACGTGTTTGAGAAGTCACTAAATAATGGATCCCGCATTTATCTCAGCTACGCCGAGACAGAAGCAGATAGTGGACGTGTGCGTGGCGCCTCCTGTGATCAGCTCCTTTTGGACGAGATACAGGACATTTCCCAAGACGCCCTACCAGTTCTATATGAAACATTATCAGCTTCTGAATTTGGATTTAAGAGACTAGCCGGAACCAGTAAGACACTCAATAATACGCTAGAGGTTGAATATAAAAAATCTTCTCAATGTGAATGGGTTTGCAAATGTGAGCACTGTGGTAAATATACAATTCCTATCGACTTTGAGACGTGCTTAAAAATATCAGAGAATCCTTTAGGCCCCGGCTGTGTGTACTGCGGCAAGGTATTAAATATGTCTACCGGTAGGTGGGCGGCTGCCAGACCTGAGGTTAAAAACTATATAGGGATGCATCTCCCTCAACTTATATTCCCAGTACGTACAAGGACAGGTACAGTTGAAAAGCCTGGAAAATGGGAAGAGATGAGAGGTAAGATTTTTGGCCTTAACGGGTCCAAAGGTTACTCGATGCAGAAAGTAGCCAATGAAGTCTTTGGACTTCCTAGTGGAGAAGGAGGCCGCATTCTCTCTATTAAGGAGTGTATGGATTGCTGTAATACCTCTAAGACGGCTTGGGATACTGGATTTCCTAGAGACTCTAGAAATATAGTGTGTACTGTATTAGGGGTAGATTGGTCTGTGTCAGGTAGTACTAAGTCTTATACTATAATCTCAATTTTAGGTTATGACTATAACGGTAAGTGTTATCTATTGTATAGCCAGAAATTAGACGGGATTGACGTGCTATTACAAGTAAAGCGTGCTGAACAACTTTATCATCAGTTTGAGTGTTCCTTCATCGGCTCAGACAGAGGGGTGGGGGTATTACAGGGTCAGTTATTTAAGCAGCACTTAGGGGATCAGAAAGTAGCTATGGTTAACTATGTAGCCTCTAAAACTCAGCTAAGATGGGATAAACAGGGTCTATTTTACGCAGCTGATAGAACTATGAATATAGATACCGTTATATTAAAGATGAAACTCGGTAAGGGTAGGTTTGAGACCCCAGCATGGGAGCTAACTAACCCATTCTGGCAGGATGCCCTTAACGTGTACGAAGAGGAATCTCAGTCCGGACGTAGACTGTATAGGCATGACCAGGATTTATGTGACGACTGGCTCCACTCAATAGTATTCGCAAACGTAGCATATATGGTGATTAAGGGTGACTTCTTGTACACCGATGATACCCCATCTCATTCAGATTCTATGTTTGATATAGACAATCTAATAACATAGTGTTAATATACACTTTTATACCATACCTAACCGGAGAAACAAATGGCAGATTTTGAAACAAAAAGTAAAGACAAAGACGCAGAAGTAATAGTAGAGAAGGAATCCTCTACAACCGAGCCTGAAGCTAATGATAGTAAGGCTCCGGAATATGATGAAACGGAGCTACTATCTATTTTTGATGAAATTATCTTTTCGGGGGAGTATGTAGAGTCCTCGAAGATTAAGGGTAAATTGAATGTGTCATTCCGAACACGTACCGCTGATGAGATTAGTAAGATCACCAGTAAACTGGATTCAACTCCGGCCCACTTCATTTCTACTATTAATGAACGTCGTTCATTATTTAACTTACACTTCGCTCTTACTAACTATCAAGGTAAGGATCTTTCACAGGCTAAACCCGAGGATAGGGAAAAGTTTATTAACTCCCTACCGGCCCTAATAGTAGGGGCACTCTTAATAGCCTTAGATAAGTTTGACAGGAAGATATTTAAAGCCT